AGAGGACCGCAAGGACCAGAGGGGCCACAAGGGCCAGCGGGGATGACGTGCCCTCCCGGATATACCGCTCAAGCCTTCACCATCAAGGAGAAAGGCAGCAGCATCAATATCTTCGGATGCGTGCAGAGCTAGTTGATGTCCCCCACCAACCGCGTCGTATACACCTCGTCCACATAACCCTGGGCACCGATCAAAGCTGGGTCTTGGTCGACAACCGCGGTGATCTGCTGGAGCAACGTGGGCGTGGTGATGTGCGAGTTGCCCGTGACGACCATGGAGGTCGTGGCCGACATGGTGACCGCCGCGCCGACGACCGCCACTAGCTCATCGCTTTTGAGTACGACCCTACCGAGACCGAGAAGGTGTCACCTTGGTTGGTCGATTTGATTGTGGAGAGCGCACCGAACCAACGCCTGACTGGCGTCGTGGCACTGTCAAACTCATCGATGCCCACGATTGTGGTCGCCGGCATATTGACGAACGTCAGGGCATTGTTGGAGGTGATGGTGCCACCACTGGGAACCGCGAAGGTGATCTGTTGGCGGGCGTACTGACTACCACCTGAGTTCACTACCTCCGTACCAGGAGTGCTGGCTGTGCCCATCACAGTCACCAGAGCCACCATGACCGGCGGGACCACGGCCACATAAGAAGCCTGGCCCGAGCTAGCCGCCAGGAGGTTATTGCTCTCGGTTTGAACGAGATTGCTCACTACCCCTCCTGGTCGACAGTAGCGACTCCGAGTTTGGACAGCTTCGCCAGATGATCAGGGGGACGGTTCTGGAGAAAGTCCCTGAGCCGGGAAGGATCAGTGCCATCCTGGGCGGCGCGCTCGACATCAGCCGAGCAGATCGGGCACCCGTCTTCGGCACAGCACTGGACGTGCTTAGACACCGAGAGGTCGGTCCCCTCACCAGTCACCGGATGCTTCAGAGCGACATACTGAACGTGGTGCGGCTCAGTGTCAGTGGCCCCACACTTGGCGCAGGTTCGTTCCTGTAGCTCTGGCTCAGTGGTAGATGACACCGCGGCTCTCCAGCCATTGGTAGAGATGCTTGGACACCCGGTAGCGCCGGCCTCTCAGGAAGGTATAGCTGGTACCGATGCCGTAGGTCATGTCCTCGATGTCGGTGTTGACCCTGATAACGCGGTACTCGTCCTCGACGGTCACCGGCTCTGGACCCAGGTCTTCCACCTCCAGAGGATTCCTGGTCATGACCCTGGTTTGCTGCTGTATGCCCACTGGCTGGAGATCCCTCATTGGGTCATAACCTGGGACCGGTACCGCCGGGTCCAGGATTGGATCGGTGTCGACCGTGACTGGTTCCTCAAGCTGACGGATCCTCTGCTCAGCTTCCGGAGATAGCTCCATGACCTGGCCGGTCTCAGGATCAAAGATGCCCTGCTCTTCGCGGACGACATCCACCTGATTAACCAGGCCGATCTCCTGCTGACGATCAGCTAGCTCAGCGGCCTTCTCCTCAGTCAGCCGCTGACGCTCAGAGCCAGTGAAATCCCCTCGTTGCGGTGTACCTCGTGGCATTTCCTAGTTTGTCCAGGCTATTACTACACTTTGATCTGTTATCAAACCGAATCCCCAGATGGCATACCAACAAAGTGCATGTTCTCTACCGAAATCCAATACACCACCATCACGTAGCTCGACAGGCAACGCAATAGCATGACCAAACGCATTGTCCCCCAGGTACATGGCCCCGTGGACGACGCCGGCATTGGTGACCGCGCCCATGCCTGGAGGCCCGGTGTTGATGGCGTACTGACGAACCTGCGTAGTTTCAATGTATACTACGTCATTTAGACGACCGATCTCGCCTATCATGAAGTTTCCCGCACTGGCGTATTTCGTCATCTCGATGAACTCAGGGTTGTCACGCAGGCGGCGGGACTGGTGAGGGTCGATGAAGCAGACGTAGGTCTCACCGATCCTGGGGACGTTCTTGGTCGCCAGGGTCTCGACGGCGTCCTTGCTGACGTTCACCGACATGTAGAAGGTGCCGGCCAGGGCGCTGTAGTTCGCTGCCACGGTGCCAGCGTCGTAGGGCGACAGCGGTGTCCTGGTAGCGGTAGGAGCGGGAAGCTGGTAGCCGAAGATGGCGCTAGAGGCGGCGTACAGGGTGTCCCTGGCGCTGCCGTCCAGATACTTCGCCATGTTCCTGCCCAGGAGCCGCGAGGACGAGGCCATCACGTCATCGAAGCTGGCGTTCAGGAGCAACTCGCTCACGGCCACGGCGTAGCCCTGCTCAGCCACTGTGATGGCATATTGTGATGCCGTAAGGGCTGCCGTCTGCATTCGTACACCTTCAACGAGTTGTGATGCATCTCCTAGGTTATTATATCTCATGAAGTTCACCTGGAGTCCAGGCTGAACGCCCAACTCGGTCTTTTTCACCGCAAACTGCTCATATCTGAGCACAGGCATGCTCTGGAACAGGATCTCCTTGCTCCAGATCACCTGGATGGCCGGCGAAAGCTGCGAGTTCGTCCCTGGGTAGCCCGTGGGGCTGGCACTCAGCAGCGGGGTTCCTGTGATGCTGGATGGCACTAGCCAACCTCCTTATTTCGGGTACTACCTCACTGTCCTCTACGACTAGCTGACGCTGCACGCAAGAGATCTTCTCGTTGAGAAGCGTAATCTTCCGCGGACATCGCCTTGAGTTCATCTGCCGTATAGGTACGGCTTGTTTGACTGGATTCCATAGGACCGACTGGGGGCGCGGTTACGCCAACCATGGGACGACCGGCCTGGAGATTTCTCATGGCCTGGACGCTGTCACTTTTCATGTGTTCGGATTTTTGGACGAGCATGGCGATGGAAGAGTCGATCTCTTCCTTGCTGTTACCGCCCACGAGGTCACGAAGAATGGGGACGATATTGTCGCCCTGCTCTGCCATGCGCTGAGCCATGTAGGTCTGGAGAGAGGCGTGATGACGCTCTTGCTCCAGGAGGGCAAAGGCTCTTTCCCTCTCCTGGCGCTCCTCCAGGAGGCGGGCCTCCCACTCCTCATCCTTCTTCTGGATGAGGTCGCGGAGTTCCATCTCTTCCTCTTCTTTTTTCTTCGCCACCCTGGCGGCATCCCGTTGGGTCTTGGCCTCCGCGGCCTGCCGGTCCTCCTCAGCCTTGCGGAACTGGGCCAGTTCATTTTCCAGGCCGTCCGCACGGGTCTGCTCTGCCAGCACCCGAGCACGCTCTTCCTGGCGGATGCGCTCGACATCCTCCTGGGTAAACGCCTGGGGCGGCTCTTCACTAGTGCGTTGGTTCCGATTGCCGCTGGTGGCCGGCGGCGGGGTGACCGGGACCGTGATGGTGTTGGGGTCAGGCGCGGGTGGATCGCCTTCAGGGGGCGCTGCGTTGGGGTCAGGTTCAACCGCGGTCACGATTCATCCTCCTCTGGGAGTCGTCGTTGGGGGATCGTGGTGCCATGGGCCAAGGTCACGATCCGTTGGTACATCTTCGCCACGTCGGCGTTGTCTTTGAGGTCTAGACCAGGAGCCTGGGCGATCTTGGCGGCGGGAGCGGTGTTCACCTGGGGACCGCCGGCTGACTTGACACCACCGTTGCCGTTGCCCTTGCCACTGTTCCCCTGGGCGCTGGCCGGCGGGGGCGGCATGGGCTGAGGGCCTTCGGGGCTGACCATACCGGTCATGTTGGTGATGAGGGAGGCCACCTGGGCGCGCAGCATCTCCAGAGCAGCCTGTTGCTCCGCGTCGGCAACAAGCTCCTTGAAGAGTTCCTCCAGCTTCTCGTCGGGGAACTCCTCCCCCAGTTCCTCCAGGGCACCACGCTTGGACTCCAGACCCAGGGCCATCTTGACCTGTAGCTCGTTGAGCAGCACCAGCTTGTCCACCGGCAGCGGGGGCTGGAAGTGACAGGTGTTCTCGTAGCTCACCGGGTCCATGGGGTCCAGCATCGGAAGCGAGTCATCCCGCATGGGTGGGTCGAAGGTGTCGTTCCAGGTGAGGGTCTCAGGCTCCTTCATGAACATGGTCTTCAGCGCCAACCGGTTGATCTCTGCGATGCCCTCCCCGTACTGGGTGGACTTCAGCTTGAAGCGATTCATCAACGGCTGGTACTGGATCGCCAGGGCCACGCCTGAGGTGTTGGAGATCGCTTGCTCCTCCCCAAGGGCCGTTTTAGGCACCCCGGTCATTTCGTGCATGGCGCTCTTGAGCACCTCTAGCAGCTTGATGGCCTGCTCGATGCCCCTTGGGTCGAAGAGCAAGTTCTCGACACGCGCATCCTTGTTCGGCACGCTCCACGTCTGATGTGTGCCCTTCTCCAGGTTGCTTGCTCTTGCCCCTATGACCACGGTTACCGGAGCGGCATGGTAGTTGACGATGTCGGCTATATCCGTAGCCGTTTCGTTGTACTGCCGGTTGAGCGGTGTGATGTCCTGTATGTCGGGCATGCCCCAGGGGGACGAGGCTATCGGCATGTTGCTGATGTGAACGATAGGGATCTCACCCAGAGGGTTCTCCCTAGCGTCGATGAGTTCGTCATTGACGTACTCTTCGATCTGCTCTTCGGTCAATAGCTCCGTGTACGTGAAAACTTGACGGGTTCCCTCACTAGTTGTCCCCCAAAATCTGTACTTCAACTTAAAACGGATCAGGCGCTTCCTATCATGGGGATGCCATTCTGGAAATGCGAACGCGCTATTTAGAGGGAGGATGCGGACCCGTCCAGGGTGCGGCATTCCGGACGGGTCCACCCAGGGTTCTTCGTAAGCCACTTTGACGAAGCAGTCGCCAGTGACCGACCCCATACTCCCCATCTCCCAGAGCAAGGAATCCTTCTTGTTGTCCTTCTCCCAGATCCTCTGTAACCGCGTAGGTACAATGGCTGACGTAGCGTCAGGGGAGCGGAAAGACACGCCCTTACCGAAGACAAAGTTGGTCGTAAAATCGCTCAGAGCACGTACCCAGTTAAACGTAAGCTGTGGATCACCAAGGTCTGGGCGTTGCGCCCAGTGGTATCCCAGATAGAAGGCCCAGTTCATGGCATAACGATTGAGCCTGGGGCCATGCACCTCAAACTCTTCGTCAGCTAGCTCAACCAGCCCGAGCGGGGATATCTGGATCGTTAGATCACTGGATGCCGCTCTATAACTGGGAGACTGGAACTGGATTGACATTTACTTCTCTGTGACCGGGGAAGCCTGCTTGAGGTACTTCTCCTGGGTGATGGGTAGCCGGCGGCGCTGTTGCTGACGTAGTTGGCGGCGGGCGTCCTGCTTGGCAAGCTGCACTGTCTCAGACTGGGTGGCTATCGAGGCGTGTCGGGGCTTGACCCGGTTAGCGAGGACCGACGACGCCAGGATGGTAGGAGGCGGTGAACCGGCGAAGGGCTGGACACCAATGTCACTCATCGCCGGCACGGTGGGTGGGGTTACCGCGATACACACCGTCGATGGCCTGGCCCAGGTCACTCATTTTGGGAGCGCGACCACCTTCCCGCCTGGGGGAGGTCGACAGCGGGCTGGCGTGTGGATCACGCCGGTCGTTCCACAGCGTCTGCACGTCCATGTACTCGACGTTCACACCATGGGTTGGGTAGTCGTGTACCTCTGCCATCAGAACAAACTCCCTTGCTGGCCGTGTTGGGCCTCGTGCTGCCTGGCTTGCAGGATCGGGTTCACCATCGCTTCGTCGGGGGCCTTGGCCCCCTTCTTCTTGCTGCTGTAGGAGGTGATCTTCTGCTCGTACCAATGGACCGGTTGAGCCACATGGGAGGGCAGGCCCCGCTGCTGAGCCGCGGTCTTCAGGGCGTGAGAGAAGTAGAGGTTCATGGCGTCGATGCTCGCCCCAGGCTCAAAGGGATGCTCGACGTTGTGAACCTTGGTGTTGTGGCTACCGCTCATCACATCGGCACGGGTGTCCTCACCGAAGTCCTTGATGCCGGCACCACCACGCCACTCGTGCCGGTCGATCACCGGGTTGGCGTCCACCACCCTGGGGAACTCCTGGGCATCTCCGTAGGTGCCGGCCTTCACCGCCCAGTCCGACGCAGCTACAGCACTGCGTACCGGGGCACCCCTCGATCTCGACTTGGTGGCACCGGCACTCTCCCCCGGTACGTCGAGTGGGTGGACGCCAGATCCCTCGTTGTGGATGATCCTGGCTGCATTCCTGGCGGTGGTGTGGAACCCACCTGTGCCCACCGGGGGCGACTCGCCCTCAGGTTCTTTCACTGGATCTCGGAACTGATTGATGTCGGGGTTGTGTACCAACTGCTGAGCGATCCGACCCGTGCGGTTGAGGTCGGTGTCAGGGTCCGAGTTGTGACTCAAGGCAGCCCTGGCGTAGTGGACCGTCGAGGTGTTCAGCCCCAGGTGAGCAGCAAGCTGGCCGCTCCTACGCTGGTCAGTACCAGGCCCTCCGGTGTAGTAGTCCTGGCCGGTAGCGACGTTGGAACCGCGGTTGTGGGCGCGGATGTAAGCGTTGTCGAGATCGGCTCCGTAGTGATGGACGATGTCACCGAAGTGCAGCCCGAGCCTCTTGTGAACATCGGCCTCGACACCGGCCCGAACATGGTCAGGGAGGTCGTCCCAGGTCGCCTGGCGCTTCATGTCGATGGGAGTGTGTTGTTGGCCTAGATCCAACCTCCCCTGAGTGCGCTGCTTCTCCTGCATCGTGGCGTGGGTAGGGAAGTGCTCCTCCTGGGACCACTTGGGATCGAGCCAGCCGTGGGCCTGGTAGTCCTCTTGGGTGTACTGGCCTGGCTCCTTGTCGAAGCTGCCGGCACGAGCAGGCCGCGGCGTGCCAGTGCCCTGGGCCATAGCGGCCATCTCATGAGGGCCAGGAACGCTGGAGCGTTTGTTCACGACCCTCCCCAGGTGGAGTGTCGCCAGGCCCCCCTGCCACGTACCACGTCAGCGCCACACTGCTTGCACTGGGCAGCTATCAGGCTCGTACCCCTGGGACCGGCCCTGACTGGACCCTGGGCCTCAGCCGCGTGACTGACGGGAGCGGTGCGCCGGCCTTCTTGCCGGCGGTCAGGGAAGAGGTCTGGGCGAAGATCCATTACCAGTTGTGCCTCCCGCCCTTGGTGTTGGCGTACATGGCCGCGGCCTGGCCGAGTGTCCTGTCGCTCTGCTTCTCGTCCCAACCCACGTTCGGGTCATCGAGGGCGGTCTTGACCTCCTCTGGGTTGGCTCCGTAGTGCTGGACAGCATGGGTCAGGATGCGGACCTTCCGGCCCTCCTCCAGGGCCATGATCAGTCGGTGACGACTTCGGGAGACCGCCTCTTCTGGATACCGCCCGAGCGGAACACCTCCTCGTAGCGGACCTCAGCCTGGTCAGTAAATGAGCCGTGGGCGAACTCACCCAGCATTGTGGGGGCGTCGATCCAGGCTGCCGAGCCGACGTGTGCCCGCTCCTGCATGGTCTCGTCGGGCATCTTGAACTGCACCTGAGGGTCGACGTGATTTATGCGGCCAGGGGCGCTGACCATGAACTCGATCATGCCCCGCTGGAAGTCGGTGGGAATGTCGGTGTCAGTACTCAAACCCTCCTCGAATCGCAGCGGGCCGCGCCCACCTGGGGCGTTCGGCCCCATGGTCTCGTCGTAGGCGTACCGGCCGCGTTCGGGAAACTGCGGTTCGGGGGCCAAACTCATCGGCTTTCCTCCCTCGTCGGGTTGTATCTCAGGCTAGGCTGTGCGGCACTTCCCCCCTAGACCACCCGACGGGCCATGCCTCGCCGTACCTCGTCGTGCCGAGCCAGTCCCCATCTCCCCTCACCAAACCGACGTACCAGGGTGAACACGCCTCCAGCTAGCCTGGAGGCGTGAGCGCGTCCGAGACCTGGGCACATAACACCTCGATGAACCGGGCCATCGGCTCCGACGCCGCGGCTAAGCCGGCTGTCGGCGCTGACGAGGACGAGCAGTCCTCGCCCGACGCGCCCCAGCCGCCCACGGGGTCGACTGGATCTCAACCTCAGGGACCATCAACACCTGGGACATGATGGTGGCGCAGGACAGTGAATCGACGTAGTCGTCATGCACGCCGGCCTCGTTCGGGGCAGCTACCACGAGGTGAGCACCCTTGTAAGTCTTCTCCACATCCACCATCTGGGTTCGGAACCGACGCCAGGTCTTGGTCCGCTTGGCCCTGGGATGCGCCGGCCACGACAGCAAGCCCCGCTGGAGTAACTGCTGGAGGTGCTTCCACCTGGCACTTTGATCCTGGATCTGTGACGACAGTGGTTCCACCTGGATACGTGGCAGCAGTCGCTTCAGCCGATCAGCAGCTACGTCGCCAACTCCTTGAGCGTCAACGCCGCAGGCCACGATGGAGTAGTTGCTGAAGAAATCCACGATCCGCCAGTACTGATCCTCCCATTCTTCCCCGTGCATCTCCAGCCAGTTCAGGATGCGACAGTCGTATAGCCCCAGTTCGTCCGGTCGGTCCCAGTCTACGAAAAGCACCGTGACCACGGTGGAGTCCATGCGGCGGGCAAAATCTATGCCGGCCACCAGGGGAGAACGCCAGTAGCTCTGGACGATGGGCATGGTGGGGTCACCAAGCTCGTCCATACGAGTCTCTGTGACCAACATGCCCCGTTCCAGGAGCCACTCCAACCTGTAGTTGAGCCTGAACTCATCGCTGTCCTCCCCGATCCGCATGGCCTCACCGCGGATGTAGGCCGCGTAGTTCTTGTTGAACCGGGCGCAGTAGTGCCAGTCGAACCGGAAGTGGTTCTTCTTGCCACCCCGGCGTAGCTCCATGCGCCGGTTCATCTGGATGGTCTTGAAGAAGGCCCCTTTAATGATGTCAGGAGTGCCGGTCATGACCATGGTCGCCAAATAAAAGGCTCCCATCGGAGCGATGGATTTATTCAAAACGTACTCGTCCACCGACTGGGATTCGTCTACAAAGATGACATGGTACGACTTGGACTCGATCTTGGCCCTGGGGTTGGCGGTCTGCATGGCGCAAAAGCTCTGGCATTTTTTCAAGCGGACCTTCCGCGACCCTGGGCGCACCACGTCATCGATCTCTGGGTCTTCCAGCATCTCCAGCGCCCGCTCTGAGGTCAGACGGTCCACCACACGTCCAAACAGAGTCTCAACCTGCTGCTCAACTGGAGCGAAGCAACCGACCATGACCCCCTTGCGGAACTTCGCGAGCATGCCCACGTCAGGGAACATCTCAGCTAACCGCGGTAACAAGATCATCAGGCTGGCGGCGACGTTGGCGATGACCTCTGTCTTGCCGCTCTGGCGGGAGCATTCCCCAGTGATAGTGGCCCCATCTCCGCTGATGACGCTCTCGATGATGCGCCGGCCCAGGGTCTCCTGGTAGGGGAACATATCCACCCCGCTGAAGATGAGCGTGAACTCCCACACCTTGTCCACAAGGCGGTCCACAAACTGCTGGTCGTTGGGGTCCAGGACAGGCGGGGCGTACTGGGCCAGGTCGTCGGAGAGGCCATCCTCACCTGGCTCCAGGTCGTCTTCCCCCAGGGTGGGGTCATCCACGTAGGTCATCCCCAACCAGGCTAGGAGGGCCGCGGAACCTGTGGAAAACTCCCCCTTGCGGAGGGTCCGGAACTACGCTAGTGTTTTTTCCGGAGAAGGTACCCGGCGGGGGAAGTGCGTGTAAATGATCCGCGCCTCTAGTCGGTCGTAGGCGGCGCTGTAGAAAACAGCCTCCATTTGCAATCTTCGCCGGGGTAACGGCTTCACTCATGTAGTTACAAAGGCGCGCCCAAATCTCCGGAGATTCGGGCTTGACAGCCGCCTGGGGCGGGTGCAAAGTACGGGGTTACCGCCCTGGCTCAGGCCGAGCGGGCTGGAATCGAGGAGGTGGAGGGTGGACAAAGGCTTGGTACCACCATGCCTGGAACTGGGTGACGGCCCCGAGCATGTGCTCCTGGCCTGGATGTCGAAGAAGGCTGGGAGCAGGGGTTTAGTGAAGCTGGACCCTGCCGGATTGATCGAGCAGGGTGCCAAGAGAGCCTTCCAGGATCATCACGCCACCAGGAGAACAGAGGCGGCGATGAGGCATCTCCTCGATGGTGACTACATCGAGAGGACCGACATCGGCTTTGAGATCTCGGACCCCTGTTCTTGTTGGAAGGGAGGTAATCCCCAAAACCCCCTCGCCGCCAGGCGACCCGTAGGTATCGTAATGCGCGGAGCGCATGGAGATGCCGAAGCACAGTTGTCTGGATTGGTGTCTCCTGTGTCTTCCCTGGGAGTTAAGTCGGAGTCTGTCCAAAATCCAGTCAGCCTCCTGGCGAGGGATTTTTTCCCCACGGTTTTCTCAGGAGACATGCGGCCCCAGTTGAACTGGCAGGCCCTGGCAAGGGGCCTCAAGATCTGGAGGTCCGACCACAGCATCAGCCTCAACACCATGAGGTTGATGATGGTGGAGTTTGGCCGGCATCCTGAGTGGTGGCGGCGATCAGACAAACCAGTCTGGGTGGTCTTCCTGGGCCGGCGTGACAAGTTGGCTGCCTTGGTGGAGAGTCGTCGGAAGCGCCATCCTGGCGACCGGAGGTACAGCGCCGGCCAGGGCCGTGACTACTGGCTTGGCCGTCACACCCCCCGTTCATACTCCCCGGCATGACCAGGCGCACCCCGCTCTGGGTCCGCGGTCGACTGGACCCTGACTTCGACATCGACCCCAGGCGAGGCTGCCTGACCCCTACCGGTCGTGTCAACGAGTTGTACTTCGACACCAGCATCGAGGCCCTGGCTGCCTGCCAGGCCATCTGCGTCCGCTGCCCGGTGTTCAGAGACTGCACCCGCTGGACCCTGGCGAACTACCAGGACTTCCCCTATGGGATTTTCGCCGGCATGACCGAAGAGGTCAGACGGCGCATCCATGAAGGGAAGGAGGTGTACTACGACTGGCGGCAGGAGTGGACCCGCCGGCACCTCCAGGAGCGCATCGCAACCCGCAAGCTACGGGAGCAATACCAGGCCGGCGAGCGCAAACGAGCCGCGGC